GGTTCATGTCGTTCTTGGGTTCACTATATAAATCTACGCTCTGCACATGGAACACAAAAAGAACACATGGAAATTGCAGAGGGATGTCGTAAGGTGTTTACCGAACAATTCCCTGCAGTATCTGAAGCCCTTGAGTGGGTCTAAATAAATTTACAAAACTAAACACTTATGCCTACCTATCCTGTAAAAAACTTAAAAACTGGGGAACAGAAAGAGATACGGATGTCAATGTCGCAATATGATAAATGGAGAGAAGATAATCCTGATTGGGATAAAGATTGGAACGCTGGAGTTGCAAATGTGGGAGAAGTTGGAGAAGTATATGATAAACTAAAGAAATCACATCCCGGTTGGAATGAAGTTCTTGGTAGAGCTTCAAGAATGCCCGGTTCTAAAGTAAGACCTGTTTAATATGCCTAGAAAAAAGAAAGTGGAACCAATTGGTGTTGGTTTGACCGCTAAACAGATGAAGAGGAAGAAACCAATCAATTCTGATATGTTGAGGGACATTGAACCTTTGACAGAGAATCAGCAGAGATTATTTGAATCCTATGCAGAAGGTAAGAACCTCATTGCTTATGGTGCAGCAGGAACTGGAAAGACCTTTATTACCCTCTTTAACGCTCTGTGTGATGTTTTAGATACAACGACACCCTACGAGAAAATATACATCGTCAGGTCGCTTGTATCCACCAGAGAGATTGGTTTCTTACCGGGTGATCATGAGGATAAATCATTCTTATATCAAATACCATATAAGAATATGGTTAAGTATATGTTTCAGATGCCATCTGATGCAGACTTTGAAATGTTATATGGTAACTTGAAAGCACAAGAAACTGTATCATTTTGGAGCACATCATTTATTCGTGGAACAACATTCGATAAAGCGATTATTTTAGTTGATGAATTTCAGAACTTGAATTTTCATGAATTAGATAGTATAATGACAAGAGTAGGAGAGAACACTAAGATCATGTTCTGTGGAGATGCAACACAAAGCGATCTCATCAAACAAAATGAAAGAAATGGTATCATTGATTTCATGAGAGTTCTTCGATTGATGTCATCTGTTGATATCATTGAGTTTGGTGTTGATGATATTGTTCGATCAGGCTTAGTAAAAGAATACATTCTTGCAAAAACGGAACTTAATTTATGAATTTTACTCATCATAATTTTTTAGGTGATCTTGATTTACAGAAAAAAGAAACAAACGGAATAAGATTATACAATCTTCCTGATGGTCAATGGGTTCCATCTATCACATCAGTAACATCTTTTTATAATCGTCAGATATTTGCTGACTGGAGAAAGAGAGTTGGTGTAGAAGAAGCAAATAAGATTACGAGGAAAGCAACTGCTCGTGGAACTGATTACCATGAAGCAGCACAAGCATATCTAATGAATCTTGAAATGAATTGGGATGACTTTAAACCTCTTACCAAATTCATGTTTTATAATACACGACCTTATCTTGACAAGATAAATAATATACACGCTATAGAAAGAACCCTTTACTCTGAATACCTTGGTCTTGCAGGTAGAGTTGATTGTATAGCGGAGTATGAAGGGGAACTAGCGGTCATAGATTTTAAAACTTCAACAAAGATAAAACCTGAGAAGTGGCTTGAAAACTACTTCGTTCAAGAAATGTTTTATGCAGCAGCATATTACGAACTTACTAATATCCCTGTCACTAAACTTATTACTTTAATGGTAACTCCTGACGGAGAAGTAAAAGTATTTGACAAACGCAATAAATCGGACTATATTAAATTATTAGTTCGTTACATTAAAGAATTTGTATCTCACAATACTAGGTCGCCAAATGAACAATGAACTAGAAAAGGCATTCGAGGATAAGTTTTTCTGTCCTGCTCGTTTTGCTCAAGAAATAGAAAGACTTGTGCAAGCACATGAGGAGATGAATTACATCGATGCCATAGTTTATTTTTGCGACCTCAACGCAATTGATTTGGAATCTGTTCCAAAATTAATTTCAAAACCACTTAAGGAAAAACTTAAGTATGAAGCACAAGAACTCAATTTTTTAAAAAGAACTTCTAGAGCAAAGTTAGTATTCTAATGAATGATCCAGAAGATAATCCTTTTTGGGGTGAACCAACTCCCACAGACTTGTGGGATGACATGGCAAAATTGAATTCATTATATGAAGAATTGAATTGGGGCCATAGTGACTTTCTTGAATTCAAAATTGAAGATAATCACATCACTATTCGTAATAAATCTAGAGAAGGTAGATGATGCCATTTGATGCATACCGTTGTTATTTGTCACTCAAAAATCATTTTACAAAAGACCACTACGACTATCATAGATATGGTGGCAAAACTAGAGCAACTAAAGAGGCCTTTTACAAAAGGAAGGATCGATTTTGGTTTGAAAAGTTTGCCCGACAAAAGAATGATAAAGAAGTAGAGGATTTTTTTGTATCTAATTTTGTTTCATGCTCAGATCCAGAGACAATGTGGATTGGAGAAATGATAAAGAAAGGTGAGGGAAGATATGTTGATTGGAAAAAGAAAGTTCAATCACTTTCATACGTATTTAAAGAAGAATCTGAAAGTTTGTTCACAGACGATAAGGTAGATGATATCTTTGATTGTAATAGAGGACATCCAATTGTTTTGAAAAAATTTCTTGGTGGTAATATCAGTATTGAAAGTATGGTAATCTATGATAAAATACTAGGGTATGGGAAAGACTTCGATCAAAAATTGAATGATCCTGTATGGAAAACCGTCAGTCGAAGAGTGAGAAAGTATTCTCCCTTCCTAAATATAGATGTATTCCGTTATAAAAAAATTCTAAAGGGGGTTGTAAAGCGTTGAGTTTTTTTGATTCTGACATAGTAAGATCTGAGATGGCAGAGATTCATGAACTTCAAGAAGATATTTATTCAAATGTCATGAAGTTTCCTTATATGAATCGTTCTGACAAATTAGAACACATTGATCAGTTGACAAAACTTGTTGAGAAACAAAAAATTGTTTATGCAAGATTGAGTCTCTCTGACGATCCCGATGCCAAAAAGATGCAGACTGAAATAATCAGATCTGCAGAGGTCATGGGTCTACCAAAAAACGTAGACATGAATGTAATCTTTAATCAAATGTCAGAGATGACAACCATGATGAAAGAACAACTTGACATTGGTATCATTTAGTTGTAATATAACGAATGCACACAAGCCAAATCTAATTAATCCGAGGTAATTTAATGTCTTTCGCAGACCTAAAGAAGCAGTCATCACTAGGTTCATTGACTGCAAAACTTGTTAAAGAAGTTGAAAAAGCGAACAATTCTGGTGGTGGTGGAGATGAACGTCTCTGGAAACCAGAACTAGACAAAACAGGTAATGGATACGCAGTTGTCCGTTTCCTTCCAGCACCTGAGAACGAAGAGTTCCCATGGGCAAAAATGTATACTCATGCCTTTCAAGGGCCTGGTGGTTGGTATATTGAAAATAGTCTTACCACAAATGGTCAAAAGGATCCTGTTTCTGATTACAACCGTGAGTTATGGAACAGTGGAAATGAGTCAGACAAAGATGTAGTTCGTAAGCAAAAACGTAAGTTATCTTACTACAGCAACATCTATGTTGTTAAAGATCCTACCAATCCTCAGAACGAGGGTAAAGTATTCTTATTCAAGTATGGTAAAAAAATATTTGATAAGGTTATGGAAGCGATGCAACCAGAGTTTGAAGATGAGACACCAATCAATCCTTTTGACTTCTGGCAAGGTGCAAACTTCAAGTTGAAGATCGTAAAGAAAGATGGATATTGGAACTATGATAAGTCAGAATTTGACAAAATAGGGCCACTTCTAGATGATGATGACGCTCTTGAGGCACTATGGAAAAAAGAGTATTCACTTAATGCAATCACTGCTACAGATCAGTTCAAGTCATATGATGATCTTGAAAAGCGTTTAAAATATGTTCTTGGTAAGAAACCAGTTCAGAGATACGTTGCTGATGATGAAGTTGCAGTCGAAGATAACGCACGTTCAGTTGCTGAGAAAGCAGTAAACGATGCAGTATCAACACCGTCAGCAACTACAACAGTTGATTCAGATGAAGATGATACACTATCTTATTTCCAAAAATTAGCAGAGATGTAATTATTCATACAAACGAATATTTTCTCCTCTTACCAAGGTTTCACTCACAAATTGAGTGGAACCTTTTTTATATTCCATGATTAATTCTAAATCATCAAAGACGATGTTAAGGTATTGAGGTTTAAGGACAAATATATTTCTCTTATCATCATTTATTTTTTGCTCATGAAGGTAGTTTGTTACTGGTAAAGCAACGTCAGTTACAATGACTTGTTGATTTAATCCTTCATCAAAATAATTAACACTTTGCCCAAGTCCTACTCTTGTTCCTGATGGTATGATAATAACATCTCTTGAAGTCTTTACTTCATTCGCTTCATAATGATGGATTCCTGAATACAAATTTGTCTCATTTCCATACTTCTCTGTTACATATGAATTAAAATTAATTTGTGACATCGGCCACTCATTTTGTATGTCAATAATATTATTTGAAAGTAATACGACCCAATCTAAATTGGAATCATTATATACTTCTTTAGCAACATTATCTGGACGATCATCTCCTTTAATTGTATACTTAGTAAAGAAAGTAACTTCCTGAAATATATCCTCTCTTAACTTTCCTTTTTTAAAAAAGTTTTTTACCTTAACATAATCCCCATCACTTTTATTCTTTTCACCACGAGTAATATAATCAAAATTTGGTATGTTGCGAAAATAACTATTTGACATGTTAGAAACCTATATCTAAATCGTCGAACTGACTGTATTGATCATTAAATACTGGTTCGATCTCTTGAAATGCGAAGGTAAGATTATATGAAACCATCGAACTATTTTCATAACTCATGTATGAGTTTTCAGGAGTGTAGTCCACACCAAATCCAAGAAGAGAACAAGTTTTTATTTTAGGTAAAAATCTATGATCACTATCACCACGAGTTTTAAATTCAAGTCTGTATCGATTAGGTGAACGTAGGAAAAAATTTGTTTCTGTTCTTTGAACTGCACTTGATTGTTTGAACATTCTTATTATCTTTTGCACCTGAACACTTTCACCACGATCTCTTGGACTCATTTTGTAATTAAAATTAAATGGACGAAGTGTGGGCCCATTAAAAAGTAATTGCATGTTGGGATTAATTATTGCTCCTGCTTCTCTAGAAAGAATCGCATCAGCACTTTTGTTAATTGCTTTACCTACAAACAAACCAGATACAACTGTCTTTAAATCATTAGTTCCATCCAAAAATTGTTTTGTTGCGTTTTGAAGAGCTTCTGGGTTGTCATCTAAAAGAAGTCCTAATCCAGCCTCAGCGAGAGCAAGTTCTAATGGATTTAAAGTTCCACTTTTAAAATCAACTTTATTATTATCAGTAATCTTTCCGGGTGGTGGAAGAGTAACTGAACCAATTGCTTTACCTTTATTACCTTTTCTTTCACTTTCACTCTCTAATGGTGGTAAGATACTTATTTTTAATCTATCATTGTCACTTCTTCTTAAAGTCGTTGGGTATACTAAATTTTCATATGATTGTCTTGTTCCAGTTCTTATTTTTTCTCTCTCAAGAGTTTTTTCTATTGATGTTGATACATCCTTATCAATTTTTATATTGGTTTTAGTTATTTCTAATGTCTTTATTGCGTTTTTAAATTGTTTATCGATCAATCCCTTTTGAAATCCCTGTCTATCTCTTACAGCAAATAGATTTTGAACTGATGGGAAATAATTTAATGTGTTAAAATTTTTATTTAAAAATCCAATAGCTTTTGGATTTTCTAACTTAGAGTTATCATATTGTATTAAATTATAATTATACTTATTTAATCCACTTTCGGTAACACCAATTTTTTTTGCCTCTGCTGCATAATAATATTGTCCTACTTTAAATGACTTTGAAGTAGACTCTTTTATATTTCCTTGTAGATCTTTTACGGATGACATATCGACCTTTTTAGTTATTTAGACGAAACTTCTCATATGGTATTTTGAGAAGGTCATCAAGTTCATCTGAATTCACAATATATAATTGCCCTGCAAGTTCATCCCATGTATAATTACGATACTTTCTCCAATGAAAATTCAATCCACGGAACCCCCATTGAAATATATCAGTGCATGCAATAAGTGGATGTTGATCATATGTTATGTTTGGAGTCTTAGGATTATAAACAAAGGTATAGAAACCACCAACATCAGGAACTGGTGTCACGGTGCTACTTAATATCTCCATAATCTCAAGCATCATATCTTCTTGATCATTAGTTGGATTGTTTATATTTTTTCCTTCAAACCTGCTCATCTGATTCCGAGTTCTTTCTCTGTTACAACTTTAAATTCGATACGATGATCGTCACAAAACTCTTTTGCAGCTTTCCACTTTGCTTGATTAATTGCGTAAGTAACACATTCAGTTATGTATGATTTAGTTTTTCTTTTTCGAGGTTTAGGAGGCATCGTTTGCTTTAATGGTTTAACTTCTACCACATATGTTTTTATCTTCTTATCTTTTTCTTTGACTTTAATTAAATAATCTGGATAGTATTTGTGAACACGATTATCCTTTGGTGAAACATATGGTATGCTGAATTCTTCTGATGCCCATGATACAATACTATTATTCATATCACACCATTGACAAAACTTTCTTTCCCAACTACTTCTGCATATAATTGTATTAGCATTTCCCTGATATTTACTAGGATATACAGGAACATATTTACTTTTTATACTCTCTCCCATAACTTGCCTACATAATATACAAGGTCAATCTATATTTATATATGGCTGCCATCCAACCACAAAGAAGATCACTCGCAGAGATAAAATCAAAACTCCTGAATCCTGCTACCACCTCTCATTTTCAAGTGAATGTTGGAAGTCCATCTGGTGATGGCACTTTCAATCGTTTTTTAGCAGAGACAGGTTTAAATTTCAATCAAGATCAATTAAATATATCATGTTCTGATGCATCACTTCCGGGATCTCGATTAGCAACCTCAGAATTAATTCATGATTTTCCGGGTGTTCGAGAGAGACATGCGTATCGTCGTATATATGATGATGCGATACAATTAACTTTCTACACAGACGCTGATCAATATCTTCCTATTAGATATTTTGAAGCATGGATGAACTACATTACAAATGAAAGAATTGAAGGTGCGTTTGTTAATGCAAAAGATCCAAGTTTTTCATATCGAGTAAAGTTTCCTAATTCATACAAGGGATCATTGGAAATCACAAAGTTTGAAAAAAATATCAACTCTCGTAGAAGTGTGAAACCGTTAACTTATCAATTTGTGAATGTGTTTCCTCTTGCAATAAATTCTATGCCTGTGTCATATGATGCATCACAACTTCTCAAAGTAACTGTGTCAATGGCATACACTAGATACTTTCTTGATAGTGGGAGATCACGAACTCTTCTTGATGCACTTGATCCAATCGCACAAGCTGCTGCTAATGTTCAGGCATTTTTAAATGTCTTCACTTAACCTACTAAATAAACTTACTGAATTGTCTAGGATATTATGCCTTTACCAAAAATTGCAACCCCATCATATGAACTTGAACTTCCATCAACAGAAAAAACAATAGAGTATCGACCCTTCTTAGTTAAAGAGGAGAAGTTACTTGTTATTGCCCTTGAAAGCCAGGATATAAAACAAATAACCACTGCTATTAAAGCAGTAATTAAAGCATGTATCTTGACAAAAGGTATTAAGGTTGAAGAGTTACCGACTTTTGATATCGAATATCTATTTTTAAATATCAGAGGCAAATCTGTTGGAGAGGATATTGATATTAAGATCATATGTCCTGATGATAATAAAACTGAGGTTACGGCAACAGTTAATTTAGATGATATAAAGGTTATAAAATCTGAAGATCATTCTACAAAGGTAAAACTTGATAAAAATCTCATGATGGAATTGAAATATCCATCTTTGAATGAATTTATTAAAAGTAATTTTGATGCAAGTGATCTTGAAAGAAGTGCGATGGATCAATCATTTGATTTAGTTTCATCATGTATTGATAAAATTTATAGTGAAGAAGAAGTTTGGATTGCTGCCGATTGCACAAAGAAAGAAGTAAAAGACTTTCTTGAATCTATGAACTCCGCACAATTTAAAAAAATTGAAAAGTTCTTTGAGACAATGCCAAAGTTATCTCATACATTAACAGTAACAAATCCAAAAACCAAAGTAAAGAATGACATTCTACTTGAGGGTTTAGCATCTTTTTTCGGCTAAGTATGGTTCACATGGATCTGGAAAATTATTATCGACTTAATTTTTCTATGATGCAATACCATAAATATAGTTTGACAGAGATTGAAAATATGATTCCTTGGGAGCGAGACATCTATGTTGGTCTTCTACAAGCACATTTGGAAGAGGAAAAGTTAAAGGAACAACAACGTAAAGCATCTAATGGATGAAAATTCACCAGTATATGAAAATTTTCTCAATAAGATGAGAGGATCTAAACCCATTAGTGGGATTAGGACAAATATTTCTGCTGAAAAATTGGTGGGTAGACCAGAACCAAAGACTACGAAGATAAGTTCAACCTCACTATTGGGTGTAGATAAAAAGATAACAACGATGACTAGACTTGTTGTTTCAATTGCAGATACTTTAAAGAGACAAGAAAAATTAGATTTAGATATACTTAAATTTGAAAGACAAAAAACAGAAAGACAGAAAAGAAAAAAAAGAGAAAACTTATTAGAAAAGAAAAAACCTTTTGGAGTGTTTACGGGTGTCGTAGATACGATAGCAAAACCAATACAAGGTCTATTCAGTCAAATTTTTGGATTTTTTAAAGAGTTAATTTTCGGTAGAGTCGCAATTGGTATATTAGATTTTATTGGTAGATATGATCCGGATAC